TTAAAGACGCATTCTGACTTTGACGAGCTTACCGCTAATGACAAGTTTCATGATTGGGCTGAGAAACAGCCGAAAAGAGTTCAGGACGCCCTCTATGATGGCGATGCTGACGATGTTATTTGGGCTATCAATCTTTACAAAACTGAACAGCTTGCTCGTACAGCCAACCCCCAAAAGGAAGCTGCTAGACAGGTTGATACTAAAACCCGTACTAATCCCCCCGGAGATGGCAAAGGAAGACGTTTCTCTGAATCTCAGGTGGATAGAATGACTAATGATGAATACCAAAAGAACGAAGCTGCTATTGATCAAGCGATCAAAGATGGTAACTTCGACTATGATCTTTCTGGTGCTCGATAAAAACAATAAGTTACCCGTTTAAGTAAAAGCCTATAATGTGAGCCCGGCGGGGAGATCATTATACAACCTTTGAAACGAATGGCCCTTATGTGTTGTCTACAAACAATATAACCCAACACAAAAGGAAATAAGAAATGGCTTTTCCTAGCGCACCGGGTTGGAACAATCTGCCGAATGGCAATTTCGTCCCGGTTATTTACTCTAAGAAAGTACAGCTTGCTTTCCGTAAGTCCTCGGTCGTTGAAGGTATTACCAACAGTGACTACTTCGGAGAGATTAGCAATCTTGGAGATAGCGTTCGCATTATCAAGGAGCCGACAATCTCGGTGTCTCCCTATCGTAGAGGCACACAGATTCAGACTCAGGACCTTGTGGACGAAGACTTCACCCTGACTATTGATCAGGCTAACTACTACGCTTTCCAGATGGATGACATTGAAAAGGCTCAGGCCCATGTCAACTGGATGGAGCTTGCTACTTCTCAGGCGGGTTATCGCCTGAAGGACCAGTTTGACCAAGAAATTCTTGGTTACATGTCTGGTTACAAGCAGAGCACACTGCATACTAATGCGGGAACTGCTCGTGTCGCGGCTGACATTCCGGGTACTAAGGCGATTTCGACTGCCTCGGATACGGAACTTCTGTCGAGCAACGTGCTTAAGAAGGGCTCTTTTGCTCAGATTACAACGTCTTCGGCTGGTGATCACTCGATCCCGCTGTCGCCGCGTCTTCCGGGTATCACGTCTTTCCCGACTGACCGTATCTCGCCGATACAGCTTTTCAACCGCGCTGGTCGTATTCTTGATCAGCAAAGAGCGCCTCAGGAAGGCCGTTGGGCTGTTATTGACCCCGTTCTCGTAGAACTTCTGCGCGACGAGGATTCGCGTCTCTTCCAAGAGGAGTGGGGCAAGAGCGGTGGTATCTACAGTGGCAAGGTGCCGGATGGCGAGCTTATGGGCTTCCGCGTCTACATCTCGCAGAACCTCCCGCTTAAGGGGACTGGTCCTGCTACTACTGGCGTTGCCAACCAAGACACAGACTATGGCGTCGTAATCTTCGGTGTGAACAGTGCGGTTGCTACCGCTCAAACCATCAACAAGACAGAGAAGCTCCGTTCGGATGACTCGTTTGCTGATGTTGTTCGTGGTCTCCACATGTACGGTAGGAAGCTGCTTCGTCCTGAAGCCATCGTTACTGCCAAGTACAACGTTGCTGCGTAAGGAGAACATAAATGGCTGAGACAGATTTCGTCCGCTACAAGGACGCCCGTCCGCTGGGTGTTCCGCATCTTGCTGAAATGCGCTATCTCGAAGAGTATGTGGATTTCACTGTTGCGGCTAACCAAGTCGCGGGATCGACTGATAGCTTAAACATTTGGGAACTGCCTAAAGGCACAGTTATTCTGGCCGCTGGTATTGAACAAGTGACTGCCGGTGATGCCGGTAATACTCTTACTGCTCGTGTTTCGACGGTTGCGTACTCTGGTACGCTTGCGTCTGATGCGGCTGTAGGCACTCAGACTGCTGCTGCTACGGTAGATGCTGATGCTGGTGGTACAACTCTGGTAATTCCTCCGGGGCGTGTACTCACGGCTGCGGCTGACTTCAACCTTCTCTCCGGTTCGGCGGTTCGCTCCACTGGTGTTGTGAGAGTGTGGTGTGTAGTTATTGAGACGAAGGGCCATACTGGTCGTCCGGCTCTTGCTATCCGTGATGCTATCGCTGGTGTCTAAAATAATTAGAGGGGGGCTAAGGCTTGCCCTTAGTCTCCCTCTTTTCTTATATAAAGGTAGCAAATGGCATATGATTTCCTTGGTCTTGTTAATGATGTTAACAAGAAACTTAATGAGGTAAATTTAACGAGCGTGAATTTCGCAGACGCAGGTGGGTTTTATAGCGACGTTAAAAATGCCGTGAATAATTCTATTAGGCAGATTAATACAGAAGAAGACTCCCGAAGTAGTTAGGTATAATTATGAAGCCGATGCTAAATCTGTTTCTTTTAATACTTTTCGTATCAGAGGGGATAATACATTAGGCAATAATACAACAGGGTTATTTCCAATAGATTATGAAGAATATCTAGCGAAGTTTTCGGATATGGAATATAGACCTAGTAATTATAAAAGCATCCCTAGGAATGTTTTTCGTACCCCTGAGATGAAATTTGGCATTTTCCCTCCTCCGGATAAAGCTTATACATTAGACTACGAATATTATATGTTACCAGTTGAGTTAGATTTATGGGATGATGCCCCTACTATCCCCGAAATGTTTAGATATGTTATATTTAGTGGGGCTATGATTGAAGGTTATCTTTTCAGAGGTGATAAAGAAGCCTCCGCTATGGCAGCTAAGAATTTCGTAGATGGTATAGACGATATGAGGAAGATACTTATCAACCGACTTGAATATGCTCGTTCTACACAAATTATAAGGTAGTAAAAATATGCCCACAGCTTGGGAAACTTTCCCGATAAAGTTTGAAGGTGGTTTAATCACCAATATGAGTCGGTTGGATCAAGGACTCCAAGCCCCCGGTAGTGCGACATTATTACAGAACTTCGAAAATTCAATCGAAGGGGGTTATAAGAAAATCTTAGGGTATAGTAAATTCTCTAGTACAGAAGTTACTGGTACAGGTCAGGTTATGGGAGTTATAGTTGCTGCTGAAGGCAAAGCTATAGCAACAAGAAATGGTAAATATTACACCAGTAGCGGCACTACATGGACAGAGAGAGCCACAGCTTCAAGCACAGGTTTTACCAGAATTAGACATGATAAGTTTAATTTTGATGGTACAGAGAAAATTGTTATCGTAGATGGTCTTAATGATCCTCTTTTTTATTCGTCAGCAGATGACAGTATGACGTATGATACATCTGCTCCTTCTGATGTAACAGGTTCTAGTCACGTTGTTGTATTTAAGAACCAAGTGTTTTTCGGTAAGGGAAATCTCCTTACTTTCACTGCTCCTTATGACCCTTTAAGTTATGAACCCGGAGATGGGGCAGGGATTATAAATGTAGGCAGTGTTATTACAGGTCTTGTAATTTTTCGTGAACAGTTAATTATCTTTTCTATAGATAGAATACAAAGGCTGACGGGTAATACTCAAGCAGATTTTAAACTTCAACCTATCACACTGAATACAGGATGTTTGAATGCAGATAGTATTCAGGAAATTGGTGGTGATATTCTTTACATGGGTCCTGATGGGATTAGGTTCCTTAGTGCTACTGAGAAGAATGAAGACTTCGCTCTAGACTTAGCTTCTGAGAAAATACAGAAACTGATGAGAGAGTTTATTAGTATGGGTACTACCTACTCCTCTCTTGTTATTCGTTCTAAAAGTCAATATAGGTTGTTTTCTTTTAGTCCTAGTTTAAGTAGAGAAGTGTCTTTTGGTTACACAGCTACTAAATTTTCTGATCAGAGTGTTGAAAATATTGCTTGGTCTAAGCTTGTAGGTATAAAAGTATATGACTCTGACAGTAAACAGTATGATGACACTGAAGTAATATTGTTTGTTTCTGATCTCGGGTACGTTTATAGGATGGAGACTGGTGGCAGTTTTGATGGGGTCCCTATTCCTGCTATATTCGAAACCCCTTATATGCCTATTACTGACCCTAGAGTAAGAAAGACAATATATAAACATTCTCTTTATACCACGATTGGTGGAAATTTTGATCTTCAAATCTCTATTAGATTAGATTATCGTAATCCCGGTGTCATACAACCCCCTTCTATTTACCTTAATAGTGTTAATGTTGTAGGGGCTGTTTATGGTAGTCCTTTCTCAGTTTATGGAAGTGTTGTTTCTTATGGTGGTAATGAGCAGAATACATATGTTAATCAAGTGGTAGGGAGTGGTTTTACTATAGCTCTACGATATGAAGATACAAGTACCAACCCTAGTTTCAGTATGGGATACGCCATATTAGAATACACTAACAATGAGAGGCGTTAACAATGGTTAAGTGGACGAAGGAAGCTTGTTTTAAAGTTGCCTCTTCTTGCAGCCACAAAAAAGATTTAGACCGTACAAATGAGTATGTGTATAAAAAAATGCTCAAACACGGGTGGCTTGATGAAGCTTTTCCTAACTCCTATGTGAAGCCTTATAAGTGGACTTATGAGGAGTTAAAACAGATAGCCTCTCAGTACCCTAGTAAAAACTCTTTCAAGTGGGGGGACTGGAATGCTTATCACAGAGCACGTACTCGCCCCTATTTTGAAGAGATTTGTTCTCATATGAAGACGATTACTAAATCTGATGCTGATGTAATATACTTATTAAAAAGTGGTAATTTTTATAAAATAGGTATAACTTCTGATAGATGTAAGAAGAGAAGACTCTCTGAGTTGAAATGCCATTCAGGGATGAAATTTGATATTATCAGGTGGGTTAAGCTTCAGGATGCTAAGTCCCTTGAAGAACAACTATTAAAATTCGGAGAAACACCCCCTATGACACAGTTTAGTGGATATAAAGAGTGTAGAGTATTAACTGAACAGGAGTTGACAATGATTGTAGACCTGATTGATCAGGTGGGGGGTGTATTATCACTGGTTACGTAAGGGCAGATACAACTAATGAAATTGCTGATGGTGAATTCATTACGGCTGCACCATTAGATGGAGAGTTTAACGCTATTGAAGCTGCTTTTCATGCTTCTACAGGACACTCTCATGATGGTACTTCAGGTGATGGTACTCCTATTACCTTGTTAGGTCCGGGCCAAGAAGTTGTAATAGATGCTAATAAAATAGGTGTTGAAACCCATAATACTATAGATTTAGGGACAAATGCGGCTAGGTTTAAAAGTGCTTACTTTCAAGGAACGGTTACTAGTGTTGCTTTTGCTGGGCCTCTCACTGGTACTATCACTGGTGATGTTGTCGGAAACGCTGACACTGCTACAGCCCTTGAAACAGCTAGAACGATCGCGATTTCTGGACAAATAACAGGTACAGCCACATCCTTTGATGGAACAGGGAATATTGCTATACCCGTTGGTACATTGAGTGCTACTAATCTTAATGCTGGTACAATACACAGTGACAGAGTGAGTGGTGCTTATACAGGTATTACAGGTACAGGTGCTTTAGATGCTGGTAGTATCACAAGTGGTTTTGGTAATATTAATATCGGCTCTGATGTTTTTACAGGGGTTGGTAGTGGTATTACAGCTTTAAACGCTTCTAATATCTCTACTGGTACTATAAGTGCTGCTAGACTACCTAATATAAGTGCTAGTACGATTACATCTGGTACACTAGCTAATGAAAGACTTCCCTCTGCCATTAGTGTGAGTACAGTAGAAGCTAGTTCTAATATGACTGGTAATTTAATTCATAACACTGGTGGAGGTTACCTTAGACTTGGGTCATATGACACCTCTCTTTATGGATCAGGTTCTGCTCGTATTTGGTATAACCATAATGACGAAGAAATAATTCTCCTCTCTCAAAGTGGTGGTGCAACAGTTGTAGCTGAAACTTTCTCAGGTTCGGGATCAGGTTTAACCTCTTTAAGTGCTTCTCAATTATCAACAGGTACAATTCCTAGTGGTAGGGTGAGTGGTAGCTATACCGGAATTACTGGTGTAGGAACTTTAAGTACAGGTAGTATCTCTGCCGGTTTCGGTGATATTAATATTGGTTCTGACATCTTTTCAGGTAATGGTTCTGGTTTAACTAATCTTGATGCTGATGAAATTAGTTCTGGAAATCTTGGTGCTGCTAGACTACCTGCCGAGGGTTCTACAGCAAGTAATTGGGTCACCGGTAATATGGCCCTTGCTTCTGCTGGTGAGACAGGTACTTTTGGCCTCTTTTTGGGTCCAGCTAATGGTCATACAGGTGGAAATACCTATTCTGGTAGTGATTTAAGAACTCCCCATTTTGCTGTAGATATTAATGATCTTGATTTAACTATTTCGTTCACTTCTGGTCCCTCGGGTACTTGGAGAGCTATGGACACCAATGATGGAGCAGGGGCTGATGAAAGAACTCTAGGTCTCTTCCTTAGAATAAGTTAAAGGAATAATGGTGTGGAAATATTAGGTTTTTCTCTTCTTGAGATTATTTCAGTGGGAACACTTGTTATAGGTGGTATTATTTCCGTTGTTAAAATAGTCGAGGGTCAAAAAGAGACTAAAGAAGATATTTCAAAATTAGAACAAAGATTAGATACCACCTTAGAAGAAATAAGGAAAAATGGTGAAGAACGAGGCAGGGAGAATAAATTGTCTCTTCAAGAATTAAAGAAAGAAACTAATGAACGTTTATCTCCTTTAGAACATGAAGTGAAAATTAATGCTACTTATATAGCTTCTCAAGGAGCCACACTTAATAGTATAAGTAACCAGTTGGCAAATATGTCTACTCAACTCTCAACTATTATTACAAAGATGATGGATCGTTATTAATGAAAATGCTAAATTTAAAAATTCTTCAAGATTTTGAGGGATTAAGATTAGAAGCTTATCAAGATACCGGGGGTGTGTGGACTATAGGTTATGGTCACACCGGTCCTGAAGTTAAACAAGGGATGACCATCAGTAAAGAAAAAGCCTTAGAATATTTTATAAATGATATTAAATGGGCTGAAGAAGCTGTTAATAAAAACCTCGCTGGTTATGAACTAACACAAAACCAGTTTGATGCTCTTGTCTCTCTTACTTATAATATTGGTACTAATGGTTTTGCTCGTTCCACTACTGTAAAAAGAATTAAAGAGGGTGACTATATCGGTGCTGCTGAAGCTATTACTTGGTGGAATAAGGTTAATGGAAATATTGTTCAAGGTCTTGTTAATAGAAGAAAGAAAGAGAAAGCTCTTTTTCTTGAACCTGATCAACCTGATCTTCCTTTCCCTGACAATTCAGTTAGGGACGCTAAGGTTAAAGTCTTAGTGGATAAATTCATTAAAGACTATACGAAGGTAATTGAAAATGGAAAATGAAGTTTTGAGTGAGGTTGCCTTTCAACCTGATGATAAGCCTACAAATAAAGTAACTGCGGCTAGTACAGCGGCTGGTGCTCTTGGTGCTATTCTTGTAGCTATCACAAGTTTTGTAGGCCCTGCTCTAGAAGAAAGCTTATCGGGTTATGTAGGACCTAATATGTTGGCTCTTATTACAGCGGCTGTAGGTGCTCTTATTGGTTATTTCGGTCTTAAGTATGGTAGTCAGATGGCTGCTTATAATGTGACTGACAGACCTAATATTCCTATGGTTCCTGCTACAAGAAGCAATATGGAAATGTTGTCTAGAGAAAAAACAGATAGTCCTATTGAAGAAGATGCACCCTAATAGCTAATCGGATATAATATGAAAAAGAAATTTGGCGGTTTTACAGAGAAACAAATGGAGGCTATTGCTCAACAACGCCTTGGTTATAAAGGTGAGATGAGCAAGTTTAATGATTATCTGGCGTCTTCTCCTGATCAAGCCGCCAAATTCTTTAAGCTCACCGAGAAAGCAAGGGGAATGGTAGAAACAGAAGAACCTGAAGGGTATGCTACAGGAGGTAAAGTAGTTAAAAAGACTACTACCACTGCTTATCCTCAGGCCGCTTCTCTTACTAACACAGCTATTAAAACTCCTGAGAATTTAATCACCCCGGTAAAAACAGACAATATTGATGTAAATAAAAATCAATTTATTGACCCTAATGTGGCTAAACTTCCTAAAGACCCTATAGCTACAGTAGCTAATCCGGGCGCTGCTCAACAAGCGGCTAACCCAAATGCCACTACTGCTCATACAGTAGATACAGCTACGACAGGAGATAAGGTAGAAGATGTTTTAGATCAAAATCAAACAGTACAAGGTACTGTTAGTTCTGGTTCTCAAGTAGAGGCTGCTACAGCCCTTCCCTCGGCTGATGCTACAGTGCAAGGACAGCTTGAGAAGCTTATGTCGGGGTTTGATGAGAATAACATCCCCCCTTGGGCTGCTGGTGCTAAAAGGGCTGCTGATGCTATGATGGCTGCTAGAGGGCTTGGTTCCTCGTCTATAGCTGCTTCAGCGTCTACACAAACTCTTATGGAGAGTGCTCTTAGTATAGCTGTTGCTGATGCTTCTACATTTAGTCAATTTGAAATGGCTAATCTTAATAATAGACAGCAAGCTAGACTAGTAAATGCTCAAGCCTTCTTACAAATGGATTTAGCTAATCTGGATGTAGCTGCTCAACAAGAGATGTTTAAGAGTCAAGCTCGTATTCAGTCTTTATTTACTGATCAAGCTGCTGAAAACGCTTCTAAACAATTCAATGCTAATAGTGAGAACCAAACAGAACAGTTCTTTGCTTCATTAAAATCCCAAGTACAACAGTTTAATGCTGCTCAAGGGAACGCTATGAAGATGTTCACTGCTGAGCAGAAGAACGCTGTTGAGATGTTTAACAAAGAAATGATCAATCAAAGAGATCAGTTCGAAGCCACTAATAGATTGATTATTGATCAGAGCAATGCTAAATGGCGTCAGACAGTGGCTACACAAGACAATGCTAATGAGAACGAAGCCAACAGGATTAACGCACAGCAAGCCACAGGGCTTACTACAGCGGCTATGAATAATATATGGCAGAGGGAGAGGGATATTATGGCCTTCGCCTTCACGAGCGCGGAGAATGCCGCTGAGAGGTCACATCAAGTGGTATTACAGAAACTTGGTGGTGATCAAGCTGCTGACTTTGCTCAAGGACAGGCTACAGGTGCTTTAGCTTCTGAGCTTATTCGTGGTGTGGGCGGTTTCATTGGGGGTCTTTTCCAATAATGATATACAGGAAAATGTTAGAAGATCTTCGTAAAGAGGTAGAGCAGCCCACAGAAGCTGTTCTCCCCTCTGTAGGAAATGGTCTAGTTAATAAGAATAAAATAGTAGAGCAACCAGCAGAACAAAATGATCCTATGTCCAATATTAAAGATTGGATGAGCATCATTCGAGCTAATGGAGAGCTTTCAAGAAAAAAAGTGAGTGAGGATATAGCTCAAGCTGCTGAAATAGCTAGTCCTCCTGTTGCCGCAGCTAGACGTGCTGTAGAGGAACCTTCCAAATCTCCTGATCAGAAAAGGCGTTCTGCCTTTGATAATCCTGAAGGAGGAACAGAAGGTGGGGATTTCATGTTGGGGTTTGATGGAGATGGTTCCCTCATTCGTCAAGCAGAAGGTTTCCGAACTAATGCTTATTGGGATGTAAACCATTGGCGTACAGGGTATGGTAGTGATACAATTACCAAACCTGATGGCACGGTGTTTCCAGTAGATAAATATACAGTGGTTACAAAAGAAGATGCTGAAAGAGATTTAGCTCGTCGTACTTCTACTATTCGTTCAGATATTTCTAGTAAGATTGGCAGAGCTAAGTGGGAGAGTTTATCTGGTAAAGCTCAAGAAGCTCTTACAAGTGTAGCTTATAACTACGGGGAACTACCTAGTAGTGTTGTATTTGCTGCTAGAAATGGTGATGCCTCTAGTATAGCTGCTGCTGTTGCTCGTTTAAAAAGCCACAACGATGGTATAAATGCTAAAAGGCGTCTTAGAGAAGCCGCTTTAATAAGAGGGAATTAATATGCCTGCTAATTTGAATGGCCCTATTCCGGGGCAATCTCTCACTACAGAGCCGGGTAATTCTCCTTGGGAGCAGCCCCCTCTTCATAGTAACGTACAATCTGCTCTTGCTTTTTACATAGATAAACTTTCTGATGAAGATTTAATGGATGATATGCTCTTTGCTTTAGAACAAAAGTTTCCTCTTTCTACAATGGTGGAGAGTATGACAACTGTAGGGGTTATGAATGGATATCATACAGCAGATGTATCCATTTTGATTAATCCTGTTCTTCATGAATATATTCTTCAACTTGCTAAAGCTGCTGATATTGATGTTGTAGAAGACTCTGGTCCTTCTAAGGAACAGAAGCAGAAAGAGAAAGCTAAGAAGCGTCTTCTTATTATGCTCCAAAAAGATTTTGGGCAAGATGACCCTGAACTTATGAAAGAGACATATGAGGAGCAAACACCTGCTTCTATGTCTGCTCCTCCTTCTCCCACACCTGCACCTGCTGGTGCTCCCCCTCCTGATATGGGAGGCAATGGCCTTGTCCCTAGGAGACCGATGTAATGAGTATGTTTTCTAAAGGGTTTATTACAGGTTTTGCGGGGAGTGCTGCACAAGATATTAAAAAGAAGAAAGATGAAGCTGATACATTTTTTCAAGATCAAATGCAGCTTGCTCGTACAAGAGGTCTCAAGAATAGGGACTTAACGAAGCAGGTAGTTGATGGTCATGTGATGACAGCTAAGCAGCTTGAAGCTATGGGTGTACCTAAAGACCTTGTTATGTCTATTGCTAAACAAAATCCTGATGATATGTCAGCTATTATGACAACGATACAAGGTCTTCAAAAAGATGGTGTTACACCTGATGAGGCTTTCTATCGTGATTTAATTAAAACTAGTGGGGATTTTAAAGCTCCTGATGAGGATTATTCCACATTCATTAACAACCTCTACTCTCCTCTTAGAGCTAATGTTAAAGCTGATAAAGAAGCTTTTAACGATGATAAGAGAGGTGGTCTGTGGGCTACGATGATGGGCACTAATGCTATGGACATGGCTAGTGGCAGATTAGAAGACACTATTATTATGGATGGTATGTCTGCCGCTGATCTTAATCGCTATAGTGATACACCTACACCTAATACCCAAGGCGCTCCTACAGTGAATATGGATTTTGGTCTGATAGGTAATGCTGAAAGAGAAGCTGCTGATCGTCTCTCAGGTGGTAACCCCCTTAAAATACCTGATGTAAAGAATCTTAATGAAGCTTTTGAGGCTTCTCTTAATGAGGCTTCTTTAGCTATTCAAAAAGAATGGAATGATGCTCATCCTGATGATAAAGAAACAGAAGCTTCTGATATTCCCGGACATGATCAAGCTATTACAGCTATGGCTATACAAGATATGATTGATCAAGGGTATGGGGAATGGCTGATGGAAATTCCTAAGATTAGGGAATATTATGAAGCCACTACAGAAGAACAACCTTTAGGAGATGATGCTGCTCCTGCTGAAGGAGCAATTACAACACCTGATCCTACGGCTGCTGTTCCTGAAGTACCTTCACCTGAAAACGTACCCGGTGTAGAAGGTGATGTAATAGCCACTCCTCCTAACTTCCCTAAGACATTAAATAACGGGGCTGTTTTGAAAGCTGTCCACTCTGATGGTACAAGTACGTGGCTCTATCCAGATGGAACAGAGATGGTACATGATAATAAAGAAATAGAGCAATCTCAGAAGCCTGCTATGGCTCCTATGGATGTACAAGATATACTGAGAAACCCGACAGGTAATTAAGGAAACTATAATGGCTGATATACGCAGAGTGGTATCTCCTATTCCCTCCACTTATCCTATGAAGAAGGAAGAAGAAAGTGTTGTGACAGCCGCCCCCACTCCTGCTGTACCCTCCCCTAGTATGGTCCCTCGTGTACCTACTCCTATAGAGAACACTGCTCCTCCTATGCCTCGTCCCTCTGCTCCTACAGAGAAAGTGTCCTCTGTCCCCGGACCAAGGACAGTTGTTCCTGTTCCTAATAGATATATCGTTACAAAAGATATGATACGTTCTAATCCTGAGAAGATGGCTGCGGTTAGAGATTATATGATTGATCGTAGAGGGGTTCAATGGAGAGAGAGAAGTGATGAAGAAACTCTCGACACTTTTGTAAATCATATGCGTTTCGTTAATACTAATGAAGTAAGTACGATTGGAGAGGTTCGATACACCCTTAGTGCTGATGAGCAACGTAAAGAGAAAGCTCGTAAAGCTTATGAAGCTTATGATGTTTTAAGTAATTTCTTAGAAAACGGGGATGTATCAGACGCCTTAGGGGGTGCATATCAATACACTAAAGCCACTCTTTTATCCCCTTCTTCATGGTTAGGAGCTTTCGTTGGTGGTAAGCTTGTTAATAAAGCTCTTACAACTGGTGCTAAGAAACTTATATTAGATAATGCCGTTAAAGAAGCTGTCAAAGGTGGGGGAGCGGCTGCGGCTAATGAAGTTATAAAAGCTGCTACAAAATCTAAGGTGAAGACTGCTTTAGCTACAGGTCTTATTATTGATAGTGGTGCTAGTACATTTCAAGATTATGCTTATCAACTTAGTAGAGTGAATGTAGGGGCTCAGGATGAATATGATTTTGTAGAGGGTGCTATAGCAACATTAGGGGGTGTTGTAGGGGCAGGTATTGCTACCGTTCCCGCTGCTGCCAGAGGTTTATCTGGTTTAGACGCAGCAGGATTAAAAATGGCTACAAGCAAGAAACTCAAATCTATCTCTGCTGGTCAAACTGCTGCTCCTAAATTAGAAGTCTCTGTCAAGAAGCTTGCTAAGAATCTTAAAGATTGGGAGAAAATGCTGAAAGACGGGAAGCTTGGTCTTAAGACTTCTCAAGGCGATATGTTAGAAAAGGTAGGATGGTTTTTTGATGTTGATGATCCAAACTCTATTACCCGAATTGTTATTGACTCTGGCGCTGACATTGATCTTGGCGATGGAGTTAGATTTACAGAGCAAATTGCAAACTTTGCAAGAGACCTCCCTCAAAAAACGTTAGATGATTTTAATAAAATTTTGAAACCTACGGGTGTTAAGTTTGGTCAGTTCTTAGATCAGATGGCTGTAGCTGAGAGTACATCGGCTCAAGCTCTTAACAGGGCTAGTAGAGCTAAGAAATATGCTACAAATTTTGCTAATCTTTCCGCTGCTAATACACAATTGGATAGAGATATTTATAAAGGTATGAAAGATAGTTTAGACCTTCCTGAAGAAGAATATGTTGGTCCTCAGTATGCTAGATATGCTGCTTCTCTTTGGAGAAGGATGCTTGTTAGTCATCCGGGAACCACTGCTTTAAATGTGATAGGTTGGACTCAAGCTTTTGGAGCTAAATCTATAGCTGAGATGATACATGGTGGTACATTAGGTACAACCGGGTTCATTGGAAGGATGTTTAACAAACAGTGGGGAGATAAGCAATTAGCTCGTTCTCGTGCTTTGTTTCAAAATCAAATATATAAAACTAAAATGCTTCTTGATCCTTATTCCACTGTAGATGGTTTTCTTGATATGGTGGATAAACTTCCTGAAAAAATGAGGAAGCAAATAGACAGGTCTTATTTTGGTGGTGTAGATGGTACAACCTCTACAGATATTTATCATATGAACCCTAATAACTTCTTTGTTAAGAATGCTGAAAGGGTAAGTGATATTGCTTCTACAGCAACATTTGTTAAAGCTCAAGATGTTGTAACAAAGAGTTTTAGTGCTGTAGCTGATTTAGATAGACTATCTCGTCTTCATTATGGGAGGGGGATTGATGATCTAATGGCTAAGGGTGATTCTAAACTCCTTACCGAGGAGATGTGGGAAACAGCAATACATAACATGCTTAAAGACACATTCTCTATAGATCATACACGAGCTAAAGGAACATTGAACATGTTCGCTCGTATTGTGGAACAAATTAGTAATGCTCCTTATGTTGGTTTTCTCTTTCCTTTCGGGAGGTTTATGAACAACGCTTTAGGTTTTATGATGGAATACTCGCCCTTAGGCTTATTCTCTGTAGCTAGTAAAGTGTATAATAATAAAGCTTTCACTTATAATGCTCAAGAGAAACTTGCTAGGGCTGTGGTTGGTACAACTGCATTATATGGTTTGTTTAAAACCTCTCAAGGCCATGAACAACAAGGTCTTCAGTGGAATCAGGTAGAAGACAGTACAGGGGATATTACTAATAAGTCCAACACTGCTCCTGAAAGTATGTATCGTATTGTTGCTAAGATGTCTGAACTTTATGCTAGGGGAGAAGGTATCCCCATGGAAATGTGGAAAGAGCTTGGTAATGTACTAGGTCCGGGACAATGGAGTAGACAGCTTACTCAAGGAAATGCTCTTAATGAAATTATTGCTGCTATGAGTAGTTCAGCTTTTTCAGACGAAGATAGAGCAGAGGTTATGGGGGTTGTAGACACTCTTCTTAAAGGAGATATGAGCCCTGTTGTTCAGGGGTTGGTTAAAACAGGGGCAGGTATTGCCTCTGGTTATACTCGTCCTCTTGACGTCTTTAATAAACTAATTGGCATGGGACAAGAAAATGATCCTATGATTGATCGTAGGATGGCAAGCACATTGTCTGAAACTATGACACAAGAACTTACCCGATACACTAATTCTCTCTTTTCTCCTTTTCTAGGAGACCAAGAAACAGAGAATGGAGTACCTGTAATAGGTACACCTAAAAGAGCGGCTACGAGACCTGAAGGCGATATACATGACCCTAATCCTTTCTCTACACTATTTGCGAGAAGAGAAGAGCCTGCCTTCAATAACATTGATAGGGTGTTAGGTATGGTAAACCTTCCCCCCTTTATAATGGATAAACGTTCCGCTATTCCCGAACTAGACCACTTCGTAAATAAGGAGGTAGCACCTATATTAAATAGACGAGCTAAAAACTTATTGGAGAATGCCCAATGGCGTAATGCTCCACAATATGAAAAGGTTAATCAGGTGAGACAAATGCTCCTTGATGTTCGAGAGGAGGTGATCCAAAATCTAAGAACAGGAACAATCGGGGGTCCACAGGTACGTTTAAACGACGAGAGAAGTAAGTGGACTGCTTCCTATTCTTTATCCGAACGGGAAATGGCTCGTAGGGAATTGGGGATCACCACACCAGACAGAGAGCTTTCCAAAATGCAATTAGAAGTGATGAAAGAATATATCAAAAATCGTAAAGAATATCTAGATTATATCAGATAATAAATTTAAACAAAAAGGACGTAGAAGAGAATTAACCCTTCTACGTCCTCATATAAATCTACAAGGGGTTAGAGGAGAAATCCTCTGGCCCCTTTTTTATTGTTTTTTTTTTCACATCCACTCTTCAGGAGGTCTAGCCTTCTTTTTCTTAGGAAGGTTTATATGTATATATTGTTTACCTAGT